CATCTGCATTTACCTCAAAATAGGTGTCTTGGACTATGCCTTGTGATGTTGTTGTGTCGTTAAAAACCATATTTTTTTCTAGTTTCCTAGTCCCAAAGGGTATAAACCCTCTGAGTTAAGAAGCTAGTCTGGAATCACGGCGGTTACAACGGCTCCTATAGCTGTATACCCATTCCCCATCCATCCGATTGTGTTATCAATCTTAGTGAAATAGTGAATTTGTGTATCAGTGAAAAGGTACTCTTTTGTACCGTCGCAGTCTTCCGAGTTAATTTCTTCTGCCGATGAAGCTGGTGTGCGAACTTCAAAATTTGCTCCTGCCGATCCGATCACTGTGATTCTGTGTCCGTTAGGAACACTTGCGAGTGATGGAAGAACAATGAAGTCATTTGCGTCGTTTGCTACACCTTGTACTTCAACAGTTTGTGCGAGAGGGGGGATAGAGTTTCCAGTACCCTGAGCTGCTGCTGCAATAAGGATTACTGGTGTTACTTCTACTCCGTCTACTCGTGGTGTGTTTGATAGATATCCTGCCATAATTATATGATTAAGTTATTAAAACCAACCATTAAAGTTAGGCAACGAGTACGTCAAACAATACAGGAACCATCTTTGTCCAAGCCTTGAATTTAGAGTCGATTCGAGACTCAAGTCCAATACCTGAAATTTGCGCTCCTGAAACTACTGGGTTAACGATAGTTTTTACTTTTCCGTAAGTTGACTTACATACACCTACTGCAAATGCTTTTTTAACACCTGCAAAAACGTGTCCTGATGCGTGCTTACTAGATGAGTAATGTTCTACACCCATGTATTTGAAACCTTGTTTGATTCCATTCTTGAGTGCGTCATCTGCTGTATTGAAACCTTCTGATGAAGCGAGTGTTTCCACAAGTTCAAAGTCTGCTTCACGCCAGATGATAAATGCTCCATTTCGTGCCATAAGTTCACCACCTCCAGCTTCACGAATTTCTCGCTTGATACCTGTGATGATTTTCTTAATGTTTGATGTTGCTACAGTGATGTTTCCTGCTGAACCACCAATACTTGCATTGTCAAAGTTTGTCCATTGAGCGTGTTCTGCAAGCATCGCTGTTTCCATTTTTTCATTCAACATTACTCCAACATTGTCTGCAATTTCCATCCAGTCTGAGAATGTCTTCTGTGCTAAGTCTGCATCGTCAATTACTGGTGCAGAGTAAACATAGTCTGTAATAGAAACTGTGTCGTCTGTAGTTGCAACTGCGTAAGGAGTATAGCCTGTGCCACGAGTTCCTGTTCCAACGGTTGCATCTGTTAGGTAAGGATTTCTCCAAATACCTGAGTCTGTATATTTTACGAGACAAACTTCTTTCCACACCATAGGTGCTGAGAGTCGTTCTTGTAATGTTGTCTCGTATTCAATTGTAGGGATTACTGCCATTTTAGTTTAGTTATTTTTTTTTTAATAACCAAACGAGATGACTATGAGTTGTAAAATACGCCTTTATCTTTGCTTTGCTCTCGCTTTGCTTTAACCACTTTAGGAAGCATCTCTTTAGGAACTTGTTCTATCGGTTTAGATAACCAGTAATCAACACTATCTGTTGGAACTCCACCTGAACGTGTACCTTTAATTGTGGCTTCACTCGTTTTGGTAAGTTCCCTGAAATTGTTGAGTCGGTGCTGGAAGTATTCATTTTCTAGGAGAGATTCAATGTCTTGTCCTGATTTTTTTACTTCATTTTTTACGAATTCAAATTCTTTTGATCCTTTGATTCCATTTGCGGTAAGAAAGGCTTTTACATCGTAGCCAAAATCGTCTGATTTTTTGCTAGGCTTAGGAGATTCAAAATCGTTTTTTCCTAGTTTTTTAGCTAGTTGTTCGGTTTGTCTCTTTAGTCTTGCGTACTTTGCATCTAAATCTTCTTCAAATTTCTTTGTCTCTGTTTCAGGTGCTTTAGATTCATCGTTTTCGGTTTCAACTTGAGTTTCCTCTACGTCTTGCTCGATTACTTCTTCATTTTTGTCAATAGTATCCATATTGAGATGTTTTTTGTTAGTCATTCAGGAGGGAATGATACCTTTAGTTATGATTTTTGTTTGAGAATCAGAACTCGTTACACTTAATAATACTACTTTTTAATTTAATGACAATTACTCGTAAGCGATTGTCACATCTGCTGTACCTCCAATTGTTACATAGAGTCCATTGTTGAATGCCTCACCTCCAAAATCAATTGTTCTTTCACCTGTTGTTGCTACCGCAGAGAAAGTGATTGTGTTATGCATAAGGCGACCATTAGAACCAGTCCCACTTGCCATCACTGTTGATGTAAATGAGTAGTTTCCTAACGTTTCTGTAGTAGCAATACTGTTACCACCTGTACCAACTGCTTTTGCTACGAAAATCTGTGATGTATTGTCGTTAGTTGTTGCATACACTTGAGGGTGTTCGTATGTCCCAGTAGAGTATTGAGTACCTGCTAACCCTGAGGCGTTTACTGCTAGCTTGATATTATCTAAGAATGTAGCTTCATTTGTCACCCAAAGTATCTGATAAGGTACTGCGGTTGCGCCCGATGTTTCAGAAAGTTCTAAAACTGCTGTATATGTAATGTCGCCAATTGTAAAGGTTGCATTATCACTTGTAACTGCTGGATTAGAGTTACCTGTACCACCTCCGAATGTCGTATCTGCCCATGCAGTGTGTGCCATTGTTTCTGTAGTAGCAAGCGCATTTACCACTGCTGTAGCGGCTGCATTTCCTACTGAACGAGCAACAATTTTCTGTACTGTATCTGAGTTAGTTGTTGCAATAACGTAAGGGTGAGCCACTGTACCTGTTGAGTACAAAGTGCCTTCACCTGAACCACCATTGATTGCAAGTTTAAGATTATCAAGCATTGATGCTTCATTTGCTCCTTTTTTAACTTGGTATGCAATAGCGTCTGCTCCGTATGCTTCAGATAATTCATCTACTACCGTATAAGTTATAGACCCTATTGTTACTGTTGCCGCACCCGTTGTTACACCTGCATCACTAGCACCTGTACCACCTCCTAGAGTAGTGTCAGCCCAAGATCCATTAGTAAATGTCTCTGTTGTTGCTGTTGCATTTAATGAAGTTCCTGGTACACGACCTCTTACTGTGAGAGTAGTTGCATCACTAGCTACCGCTACAACGTTAGGGTGTGCTGCTGTTCCAACGTATGCACCTGCACCACTACCGTTTATTGCATTCTTTAAGTTTGCAAGAAACGCTTCTGCATCTGCACCCATTGCTACATCATAAGGGGCAGCAGGAATTGCTTTAGCTGTATATACCGTTGTTCCGATTGTTATTGTTTCACCATCTACTACCACACCAGATGAAGTAAACACTGATACTGCATGAGTACCTGCTACCATAGCACCCGATGATGTTAGTTCTGTTTGACCATGAGAAGCTGGTACACACGCTCCAGCACTTGTGAGTGTCGTTGTTGCTTGCGCTCCGGCGTCTACTGAGTCAAAGATTTTAATTGTTCCTGATGAGTGAGAGTTAATAACAAGATTTTTCAGTTTCCCAAATCCCCTTGTTACAACACCACTTTCTGAAATGTTCTTATAATTCATATTGTTAAATTGCCTCATTTATATAAGGACTTTCTACCTCCTTGTTTGATCTAATACCCTGTAAATCCTTAAAAGCATTTTCTAAGGCGTTTACCCCTGCCCAAACTCCTCGGATATGTTGTCCGAGTAGTTCGTCAGTTATAGGGTTATTTGTAGCTTGAGCCGCTAAACTTAAAGCTCCGTTTTTGAGAGGTTCTGCTTTGAAACCTTTTTGTATCGTTCCATGAGTATAAATACCTTGCAAGAGTACTTTCCGTACTGCTTCTACGAGTACTTCATCTGCGTTGAATGCTTCAATTTTTGCTATTTCTAATTCTGTTAAGTGTTCTTTCATATTTATTTTGTTAATTGTTCACCACCAACCTCGGAGGCAATACCTTGAGGGGCAAAAGCTCCTCCTTGTACTGGTTGTTCCTTGACTGCGGTTATCATACCGCTAAAGTCAATTGGACTTAAACCAGACTCTTCAATAAGTTGATTGAATGCTTTGCCAATACCAGGAACTTGTGTGAACGCTTGAGGATTTCTAATGACTTCTCGAATAATGTTTGTAATTTTGTCTGCGTTCTGTGCCATGTAACGTTGTTTTCCTTTGATGTTTACGAATACTGAAACAGGGATAGATTCAAGTTCACCTTTTACGGTTTCAAAGAACTTACGATTTCCACTTCTCTTGAATTGCTCTTTATAAGACTCAATAAGACTTTCTTTTTCTCCAGGTTGTATTACCTTACCTTCTAGTATCTTTGACTTTATTTTCTCCTCTGCGGTATTTCGTGCAACCATTTCTCCTATTTCCATCATTTCATCAAGTGTGAGTTCTTCTGAGAATTTAATACCGCTATTCATTTCATCTACAAGGTACTTTAAGAACCAGTCCCGATAAAGAACATCGGCGAAGAATGTTGCAATCTTTCCTTGTCGATATTCGTGCATTCCTTGTCCTTGCTGTACTACAAGATTTTGAAGTGCAAAAGGTGTACCAGATGATGGATTCACGCCAAGCGAACCCTCAGAAGCAGACCCAAGAATGCGCGCAGATGTTTCTTGTTTCTGTTGGTAATTTGTAAATGCTGTTAGATTTTGAAGCGAGCCGTCAACTTTAGTAATAGGTTTACCCGGTTCATGCTTAAGAATTGTGTTGTTTTTGAGTTCAGATAGTTTTTGATTTCCGTATTCTTCACTGTCAGTCTGAAATACTGTTATAGCCGCATCTAAAAGAGCTTTAATCTTGATAGCTGAGTAGTTATTCCATACTTGTGGTTCAAAGAGTGTTTCTACAATAGAACGACCACACGCTCGCCCTTTAGAACGAACACGGTCAATTTTTAATGATTTGAATACTTGGTTTAATGGTTTATCTTTTCCTTTATAAAGGGTAATACCATTTTTAGAACCATCTTGAGTTGTGTAATAACAAACAACGTGCATTTGAGGAGTATATTTGTACTTCTCACCCTCACCAGTTAGCCAGTATTCAGGTAAATTACCTCGTAATTCGTAGACTTCTATGTAACTTCCTGGGGTTTTAACCTCTTGGTCATTAGCAAGCGCAACTTTCTTTTCCTGAACCGCCATGACAATAGCTTGATCTATCATGTCATTGTCCCATTTCCCCTTAAACGCAACAAGTTCTGCTGGCGTTAGTTGATGTTTGATACAAATAGGTCCTGCCATTACATCTGTCTGGTCACAAAATGCTAGAGTTTTAAGATCAACTACTTCTGGTTTTGTTTCATTTATGTCTTTAATTAAAACTAAGTCGTAAATGACAGAAGTTTCTACTACATCATCAATAAACGTGTCTAATTCATTCTTTCTTGCCCATTGAGGGTGATATTTCTTTACTAAGAATGACTTATAACTCTGTTGTGCGTCGTTTACATACGGCACAATGTCCTTCACATCAAATCCTTCTGAACGAAAAGCTACGTTTATAATTGGAGTTACAATATCATCATAAGGTCGAATACCGTCATTATTACCTGAATGATACCAAGCGTTTGCAACATTTGTACATCGCTCGATATGCTCGTACATATTCCAATCCTTTGATTTAGTCAGAGGTACTCGTACTGTGCGCCAGTTATTTTCTTCGGTTTTTATATACGAAAAAACATCAGTGTTGTCCATATTATTCTAGGAGTAAGTTATTTATAAAAATGGGTAAATAGTCTTCATTTACAAAGAGATTTTTACCTTGTTTGAGGTTTAATCGTCGCTCTGTTACATCTTTACCTTTCTTTACAATGACATAAACCTCTGTATAAAGAGTTTCTGGTTTGAAAGATAAAATAGTTTTTGCAATATCTTGAGTGCGTTTCTTAAATGAAAGACCATTGAATAGCATTTCGACTGAGTATGTTGGTTTCTTTTCTAGTATCGCCATTATTGTTAGTATATTACAAATAAATTGCAATGCAATTAAATTGCTTGATTAACTTCTTTGTCAATTGAGAAATTTGCTGATTTCCTAAAAGGTGCTTTTGCAATATTGACCTGCATTGAGAAACTATCAAGTACGTCATCGTGTTGCCCGTTAGGAAACACACGCATTTCATCAAGTAATTCTGTATTATCTCCAACAAGAAATATAGACTTGTTTTCCCAGCGTGGTATGAGTCCACGAATCCTTACTTCTTTATTTGTTCCTTTGTGTTTCACTGGGGTAACTGAAAAGAAGTCATTACGTTTTCTCATTTCATCTTCCAAGAAAGGTTGAATAGCCATTGTAAACGTAGTTTCTTCTAAGCCTATAAACATTGGGTTGTAAGTCTTTTTAATGTAAAAAAGGTGGTCAATTAAATCTTTGCTGTTGATTTTAAGTCTATATGTCTTTACGTACCATTTATTCTCAGGAGAAACCCAGTTGATTGTTACCCCTGTGAAGTCTGCACTCTCTTTCTCTGAAACAGCCGAGTCAATAGTCACATAGCATCGAGTGTCTAGCTGTCTAACCTTCTCCATTGTTTCCATTTGTACAAAGTCTTTCTTGAATTCTGCCATCATTTCGTCAATAGGTTTATTCATCATTTCGTAGGAAAAGACTAGAGAGCCTAATTGACGTTGTTTGTCCTCAATTGATACTTTACCCGTCTTTTGTGCTTCCTCGTCTGTGAGGGCGTATTTTGAGCCCCACAGAGGCACTCCGTCAGCCATTACAGGAATGTTCCTAACACGGATGTTTTTATCAGTCTTTGCTCTATCCATAAGCCATGCGATATTAGCGTATTCGCTGATAAAATTTCCTAAGTAGAGGATGAATCCGTTGGTTGCCATACCTGCCATAGCTTCTGTTATGTGGTCACGTACTTGTTTTGTGTAGGCAGTACTATCCTTTGTTTTGTTAGTTTCAATATCATCACAAATCAAACAGTCTGGGCGTTGGTTTAAGTGTAAACGCCCACGCACTGATTCTTGTGTACTGTGGGCTTCGACACGTATGCCATTTTCAGTGACAAAGTTATTGATTCTGTTTTGTTTGATGTCTGTTATACCTCGTTCCTTAGAGAACATAACCCCATAGTCAGCTTGTAGTCGTTTGTTGTTTACCAGTTCAAAAGCAACATCAAAAAGGATACGTTCAGAGTTTTCTTTATCGAATGAATCTAAGTTGATGTACAAGCGTTTCTTGTAACAGATCATCCAAATAACAAAGAGTTTTGCAAAAGTGGTTTTGGCACTTTCACGGTATGCAATCCAAGCCACCTCTCGTATCTTTCCATCTGTAAGGTCATGTAAGTCTTGTGAGAAGTCGTAATGGTATTCAGCTAAGGAGTATTTGAAATAGTCCTTGAAATAATAAATAGCAAA